ACTATTATTAGGAAGCAGTTTTGTTTCTGCTAGTACTGCATCGGCAGCTAGCACCATTGTTGCTAGAGATAGTAACCAAAATATTGCTGCCAACTTATTCAGCGGTACGGCTACGGCGGCACAATATGCTGACTTAGCAGAAAAATACTTAGCTGATGCAGAATATCCTGTTGGTACAGTAGTAGCAGTTGGCGGTGAGAAAGAAGTTACTGCTTGCCAAACTAACAGTCGTGCAATCGGCGTAGTCAGTGATAAACCAGCGTTTATGATGAATAAAGATCTAGTAGGTGGCACATACATCGCACTTAAAGGCCGTGTTCCAGTTAAAGTGTTTGGACCAGTTGCTAAAGGCGACCGAATGAGAGCATTTACAGCTGGCACTGCTATTTCAATAGCGAATGATTATAGTAATTCAGATGTACTATTTGCAATCGCATTGGAATCTAGCGATGATTCTGGAATCAAACTTATTGAATGTATAGTTTTATAACTATAAATAAACTGAACGTAAAAAGAGGATAATTATGACTGCTGGTGTAGGTAATAAAATTGAAGCTGCCGAATATATTGCAATTCAATCCGTAATCGCTCCGATTTTAGGAACAGGGTCTAGTACCTCTGGGTACGGACAGTCAGTCCAAAGCTCATCCGTTGGTGTTGTACAGAATAGTAAAATCACATCAACTCAATGGACAAATTTACGATTAGATATTGTCGCATGCCGCCAACATCAAAATGGTACTACCATTCAAGATCTTGGCCCGTATGATCCTGGGTATGTAGCCGGTTCATGTTTAAAGATCCCAACATCTAGCGTCCAGATCAAAGAAGCAGATCGATTAGCTATGTTAACAATGGCTAATGCCTGCGCTACCGATAAAATGCTATACGATATTAATCAGATGTCTACATTTGATATATTAAATCCAACAGGTTCAACAGCCAACGGTATCAGAACTGCAACTTGGAATACAACAGTTAGTCATACTATAACAGTAACATTCCCCCCAACAGCTTCACAAGTTACTGCTGGGTTATCTAGTTTGGATGTTGCAAGATTTTTCTTCAACTCTGGCGGAGCAATTCAATTTAGTGCCGCCCGCTGGGATAACTTAGACAAAACTGGCGCTGGTGTCGCCGGTTCAAAAAACTATTCTTGGAATCAACTCTTAAATAATTCAGGTACTATTAGTTTTAATGCCAATGACACTACTAAATCTAACACGAACGGTACGATTGCAGGTGGTGGAACATATGGATTTTATAACCTAATATCCGGTGATAACGTTGGCAGAGAATTCCTACAGTATGTAAACGCCCTCGGGGTAGGAGCAGACTTATATACTCCAAACGAATGGCGAATCTATGCAAGCGCCGCCTCTAATGGTGCATTGACATTTAGAGTACTGTACAATGACTTGGCAACAGTCACAGGTCATAGTCCAACTTTTGGTATTGACGAATCAGTAACTGGCGCATTGTTTAGTTTTGTTAAAGCAAGATATCCTACAGCTAATACTAACGTAACAGTACCTGTGCCTGTAGTTTCGACTCAAACTACGCTCTAAAATTAAACTCCTAAATCGTTGACTTGATAATTAAAGTAGTGTATACTTTATACATTACTCGTGAGATTATCAATGGACGAAAAAATTCAAAAAGCCTTTTCAGTTGCCAATTATATGGCAACCCTGTCTAATCAGAAAAGAATTCTGCTAGAAGAATATAGCCAAAAATTAGTTTACTATACTAATGGTGCAACATTTAAAGTATCACAAGAACTAATTACCTTTACTAAGTCAGTTATTGATCTCGGTTATACATCTGATGTTCCGTTCGTTGATAGTAATAATCTTCCAATAGTTATTAATGATGTTCAGCAATTCTTCGATGACATTATGCTAATATACTTTGAATCTACAAACGACTATTCTGCAAAATACGCAGAAATAAAAAACAAAAGAAAAGTTGAGGACATAGTTAATCTATGACCGTCGGCGCAGTAATATTTGCTCAAAATAACGGCGGCATTGACTATGTTAAGTTAGCAAACTTTGCTGCCTTGCGAGTAAAACAACATTTAGATATTCCGGTTAGTATCATTACTGATAGTAGTAAGTGGTTACAGTCGAATTTTCCTGATCATAATTTTGATCAAATAATTTCCCTCCCTAAAGATACGTCAAGACAGACTAAGAAATTTAATGACGGCAAGTTATCATCTAAGGTATTAGATTGGAAAAATCTTTCAAGAAATCAAGTATACAATTTAACACCGTATGATAAAACACTAGTGTTAGATAGCGATTATATATTAAATTCTAATGTATTAAAATCTGCTTTAGATCTTGATCATGATTTTCAAATCTATCAACATAGTTTTGATCTTGCCTTGGGAAGAGATCCGGTCGAGTTTAAAACTATAAATCAATATAGTATTCCTTTTTTCTGGGCTACAGTTTTTATATTTCAAAAAACACCATTAACAGCAGTATTCTTTGATCTGATAGATTATATTAAAGCTAATTGGGTATATTATCGGACACTATACACTATTGATTCTGCTCTATTTAGAAATGATTTTGCTTTCAGTATCGCTATACATATTATGTCGGGAAATACTACAAATAGCTTTTCTACAGAATTACCTGGAAAAATGACTTATTCAGCTGATACTGATATACTAGTTACTGCTAATGATAACAATATGCAGTTTTTAGTTGAAAAGAAAAATTATCCTGGTGAGTACTTAGTAGCAAAAACATCAGGTCTCGATGTACATGTTATGAACAAATATAGTCTTTTAAGATTTATTGACGGGGGCAACGGTGTCTAAAGGTTTCGTCGTCCTCGCCCAAAATAATAAAACAGTTGACTATATTACTCAGGCATATGCACTAGCGTTAAGTATTAAGGCAAGTCAACACGAGAATAATTCTATCAGTCTAATAACTAACGATCCAGTACCAAAAAAATATCAAAAGATATTTGATCAAATTATTCCTATTCCATTTAATGACGATGCCTCTGATACAGATTGGAAAGTTGAAAATCGTTGGAAAATATTTCATGCTACACCATATGATGAAACTATAGTACTCGATGTTGATATGTTGCTACTAGAGGATATTAGTGGATGGTGGACATATTGTAGCAACTACGATATTAAATTTTGCTCTAGAATTAGGAATTATAAATTAGAAGAAGTATACGACACAGTCCACCGCCGTGCATTTATTGCTAATAACTTACCTAACGTGTATTTCGGATTACACTATTTTAAAAAAACTCAACCAGCGTATGATTTTTATAAAGTATTAGAATTTGTATGTAATAACTGGGAATGGAGTTATGATCATTTTGCTGTAAAAGAATATCAAAAATGGTTAAGCATGGATTTAACAGCGGCTATCACAGTTGACATGATGGGATTAACAGAGATAGCTCTAGATAAAAATAGTCCGCTTGAATTCATACATATGAAAGTTCCACTCCAGGGGTGGTCTTCAGGAGCAGCCAGTTGGAGCAATACTGTGCCAGTTAATTTAAACAGTAACGGCTATCTCGAAGTTGCTAACATACGTCAACATAAATTGTTCCACTATGTTGAAAAGGACTTCATTACTAAATCTATACTAAAAAAATTGGAGAACTTAGCAAATGTCTAAAGTTCAAAAATTCTATGCACATTATAATGTAGATAATAAAAGAGTTTACGGTATTGCAAATCATAAATCATCTGAAGATAGTGTTGAAATTACACCCAATGAGTTTTTAGAATTTATGACTGGCGCAAAAGATTTTCATAATTACACTGTAAGTAAAAAAAGCCTTGTGCTGTATAATGAAGTAGTTGCCGCACCGTCAAATAGTATATTTTTCTTAATTAACGAAAAGCCTAAGAAAAAAACAGAATTGATAGTAGACTGGAATTTAAAAGACAAATGCTGGAGCTTTTCAATTTCGGATGAATATAAGGTTGATGATTCATCTGACAAAATATTGTTTTTTGTAGTATCAAAAGAAAATTTCAATCTTCTTTATAAAACTATAATTATTAGTATTGCTGATTTAGTTGCAGATACAGTTACAGTACCATTTTCAACAGAAATTGAATGTGATTTATCTAAAATAGAGTTAGCGACACGCTTTACATTTAAGTCCTACGGATTAAACATTTATGATTAAAATTATTGAACAAGATATTATATTCCTCAGCTACGATGAACCTAATGCTGAAAAAAACTATGCTAAGTTATTGGAAATATTTCCCTGGGCAAAGCGTGTACACGGAGTTAAAGGTAGCGATGCCGCACACAAAGCCTGTGCTAAATTAAGCGAAACAGAATACTTTGTCACTGTAGATGCTGACAATATTGTAGATCCTAAGTTCTTAGAAGTAGAAATAGACTTAGACGCACTCGGATTAACTAGTGAAAATGTGTTTAGTTGGTGCGGCAAAGTTCATGTAAACGGACTTATGTATGGCAACGGCGGCCTTAAATTGTGGACACGTAAATTTGTCAATGAAATGCGTACACATGAAAATAGTGATCCAGAAGATAAAAAAGGTCTTGTAGAGTTCTGTTTCGATAACAGATATTATCAATTCAATGAAAACTATAGTGAGAGCTTTACTAACGAAACCCCGTTCCAAGCATGGAGAGCAGGATTCCGTGAGGGCGTAAAGATGTCATTAGACCAAGGTGCTAAGGTTAATGATCTAAGTAAAATTTGGTGGCAAAATTATCAACGTTTGCTAATTTGGTGTAACATTGGCGAAGATGTAAAAAATGGTGCATGGAGTATATATGGCGCAAGAGAAGGTGCATACCTTACTAATTGTACAGATTGGGATTATGCTAATGTTCGTGACTTTGAATGGCTTACGAATGAATGGGAAACCAAATATAGTAAGATTACAGACGAAATGTTGCCCTACGAAATAATGGGTTTAGGTGAAACACTTAATCGTGAATGTGGATTAGAATTATTTGACCCTGACGAGATGTCTAGTAAATTCTTTAAGAAAGTATACACTAACACACCTCGAATTATACGTAAACGATAATGTACGACATTGTATTCATAAGTTATAACGAATCAAATGCAGATGGAAACTTTGCACGACTAAAAGAAAGATTTCCATTAGTTAAACGTGTACATGGTATCAAAGGTATACATAATGCTCACATAGCCGCCGCTAAAAAGTGTTTTACTAAAATGTTTTGGGTAGTAGATGCTGACGCTAATATTTTAGATAGTTTCAAATTTGATTACATTGTTCCTGAATGGGACTTGGATGTAGTACATGTTTGGAGAAGTCGCAATCCTGTTAATGGATTAGAATATGGCAATGGCGGTGTTAAGTTACTGCCACGCAAAATGACTATTGATATGGACGTAACTAATATAGATATGACCACTAGTATTAGTAGTAAGTTCAGTCCAATGCCAGAAGTTAGCAATATTACTGAATTTAATATAGATGCGTTTAATACCTGGCGTAGTGCATTTAGAGAGTGCTGTAAGCTGTCTAGTAAAGTAATTGACGGCCAAGTTACACACGAAACTGAACAACGACTTGATGCATGGTGTACACTTAATGACGCTGTACCTTATGGGTTTTATGCCTATTTAGGCGCACTCGCCGGCCGAAACTACGGACAAAATAATGCCTCCAATAAGGAGGCATTATCTAAGATAAATGATTTTACTTGGCTAGAAGTTCTGTGGCTAGCGGAAAAATCTCAGCTATCACTCGAGCACAAGCAATAGCAACTTCTTGGTGCTCTTTCTGTGTGCCATTAGCACTACGCAATTCAATAAAATGAATCCAACTACGTAGTGTGCCATTCATATATAAACGGCTTTCGGTAAGGCCTTCAGGTAATACAGCACGGGCCTGTTCTTTAGCAATACCGTTAGCAATGGCCCATTCGTATGCCGCTAATGCTTTTTCAGTTACGCCCTTTTGAATAGTTTCCCAACCAGCCGCCAAGAACCGATCAGCGTCATTTGACATATCTAATTCTATACTGTTTTGTCTATTTTTTGTGTCTTGGCGTCGTGCTTCTCGCAATACAAACGACATGTCTTTAGTAGGGTCAGCATATCGCTGACTGAATTCTTGAAAGCTGAAGCTACGATGTCTGAGGATCTGTCGTGCAATATCTCTGGTTGTGGTAATTTCAATACAGGCGGAGACCATTTCGAGTGGGCTCCAGTGTTGGTGTTTGATGAGGTATTTGATGAGTTTTTCTGATGTGTCTGTGTTGAGCTGATTGGAGGGATTGCTGACACGGGCG